ATCAAATTGATGAAGGAACGCGTTTAAGCAAGTTGCCTTCACATGGTAACCTGCTCATTTCGTATTTTCACAAATACATCACTGCAAAGATGAAAGAAGGTGCTGGCTTCTCATCTGAACCAATCAATCAAATTGATGAAGGAACGCGTTTAAGCAAGTTGCCTTCACATGGTAACCCGTTCATTTTGTATTTTTCTGGTGACAGTTTGGGTAATGTTGAAGAAAAATTAGCGAAGAACGGATATGAATTCATGTGTGATTTGAGCGGACGCCCAACATCTGCTTCTGATAGAAAGAAGCTATCACCAGCCGCGCTTAAGGCGATGGGAGTAAGAGATGAAGATATTGATAATGTTAAGGAAAATGGTGGTTGGCCTCTGCACCAATATCTAGTTTTTTCTAAGACTGAGATGAGTCCTTCTGAAGCTGTGGAATTCATGAATTCCCGGGCTGAATCTATATCTAATCCTGAAAAATTCGCCGAGGTTACTTATCTCTAATAGGAAATTGTCAAACCCGGCATTTTAACAACATATATCAGAAACCAAAGAGCCGAGATACAGCAAAAATGATCAGCTTGATAGTGCATGAAATGATTGGTACACACGACTAATAAAGGATATAAAATGGATCTCAATCTATTACGCCGAATGGCTGGCATTCCAACTCTAGTTCCTAGCAGCATTGCTAAGTCCAATACTGTTGCTAATGAGTTCCGTAAATTAGCCGGACTCAGCCAACTTCCAATTAAGGAAGATGACAAGGACGATAAGGAAGAAATGCCAGCAGAAGAAATGCCAGCAGAAGAAATGCCAGCAGAAGAAATGCCAGCGGACGGTCTTCCAGATATAGTAAAAGCAATCGCTTCCCAAGCTGAAGGAAAAACTGGGGAAGAATTAATGTCTCTAATTCACAATGTCTACATGGCTGGATTTAAAGATGGATCAGAGCATGAAGACGAGGAAGGTGGGGAAGAAGCCAAATAATTTTCAATTCATAAAGGAGAATCATAATGGATAAAAGAGATGTGTTAAAGAGTATGCTTAATAATATTATTAATGATAAGACTGAGCAAGCTCAATTAGATCTACACACATATTTGACTGCTAAAATGAGAGACATCACGGGCTTAAGCCAAGCAGTTAATGATGTTGGCGATTTAGAACAGGAATCTTACGAGGATTCTATAGAAGAAATTACTAAAGAATAGAAGGATCACCACGTTTAGTAACGCGTTTTATACATTTTTATTAGTTTTTGCGAGATTTTTGCGCCATTTTATAAATACGATTACGTATATTTCTCGCTTGTTTTCACACTCTGTTGTTAAAACGCGTTAATGTTCAAAAAAGCCATTAGACAGATGAGTCTAATTATCATTAAATCAAGATAAAGGAGAACTGCATGGATGAGATCCTACAGAAGCTGCTAAGCTCTGAACTTCTAAGTGAAGAAGCTAAAGCAGAAATCTCTTCTCAGTGGACTTCTGCTGTAGAACAGTACAAGACTGCAGTTAAGGAAGAAGCTACTCTGGAAGTGAGAGCAGAACTTGCCGAACAATGGGCCACAGAACGTGACGCTTTGGTTGAAAGTGTCGAATCATTCGTTTCAAAGAAACTAGAAGAAGAAATAACTGAACTAAAGTCAGATATTGAACGCTTCCGTGATCTCGAAGCAGAGTATGCTGAGAGAATAGTTGAAGAAAAACATCACATGGCTGATCAACTCTCTGAAGAGCTAGATCAACTCATTGATAAGATGGATTCATTCTTTGAAATGCGTCTAACAGAAGAATTCACAGAGCTTCGTGAAGATCTAGAGATCGTCAAGCAAAATGAATTTGGTCGTCGCATGTTTGAAACTTTTGCTGCAGAATTCAGCAAATACCACATTGACGAGAATTCGATTCAGTCAAAGTTAAATTCTGCTGTAGCTCAGCTAGAAGAAGCACATATGAAAATTGAAACCCTTGCCACTGAAAATGCCAAGATGTTTCGCGAATCAAAGCTAGATAAAATCCTATCACCTCTACAAGGTAAGAAACGTGAGCAAATGGCATTCGTGCTAGCAAATGTTGAAACTGATCGCCTTGAGGAGGCATTCAACCACTTCATTGGTCGTGTTCTCAAGGAAGAACAATCCCCAGAGACGCTGCCTGAAGACGGAAAGAGCACCCAGGTTATCGCTGAAAGTGCCCCTTCCGTAATCGTAACAGGTGATAAAGCACCTGAGGCTCAATCCAAGCAAGTATCCGATAAGTATTCTCATCTGAGAAAGCTTGCTGGTATGACTAAATAATTAGTTCAAGGAGAACCTAAATGGAACTATTTGAAAATTGGCAAGAAACCAAGGAAACTCTGCTAGAGGGTTTGAGCGAAAGCAAGAAAAGAATTCTAGCACCAGTCCTTGAAAACCAAATGCAACATCTAGCGGAAACCGCTTCTAGTGGCACAAGTGCTGCTGGTGCAATCGGCAACTTCCAAAAGATTGTTATCCCAATGATCCGCCGTATTATCCCCGGCACGATCGCTACTGAACTAGTTGGTGTACAACCAATGGCTGGTCCAGTTGGTCTAGTATATTCACTGCGTTTCCTCTTCTCTGAAGCAGTAAATGCAACTCCAGGTGCTGGTACCCTAGGTTCAGCTTCCAGTGAAGACATCTCTGCTGGTGATGAAGTTTTCGGTAACAACAGCAAGACCAAGCGTTTCTATTCCACAAGCGATGCTCCAGCTACAGCTGGTGGCCCCGCTGCTGGTACCTCTACCGGCTTTGCAGCTGCCACAAGCGACTACGAAGCATTTGGTGGACGCGCAATGACCTTAGAAGTATTGAAGCAAACTGTTACCGCTGGTAGCCGTAAGCTCCAAGCTCGTTGGACTCCAGAAGCAATGCAAGATTTGAAGGCATCTCATGGTCTAGACCTTGAAGCCGAGATCACCGCATCTCTCTCAGCTGCTATCGTTTCTGAAATCGACAACGAAATCATCAACGACCTAATCGCTCTAGCTGGTACAACTGACAGCTTCGATATGGCAGGTACCTTCACTGGTGTTCCTAACTATGTTGGTGATCGTCACGCTGTTCTAGGTGTTCTAATCAATCGCGTAGCTAACGAAATCGCTCGTAAGACCCGTCGTGGTCCTGCTAACTGGATCGTTGTTAGCCCTCTCGTCGTATCCGTTCTACAGAGTGCTGCTAAGAGCGTATTTGCTCCAGCCGTAAGCGGTAGCTTCGATGGTCCTAACAATACCAAGCTAGTTGGTACGCTCAATGGCAACATCAAGGTCTACAGCTACATCTACCACGACCAAGGCACTGAGCCTATCCTCCTTGGCTTCAAGGGTGGTTCTGGTGAAATGGACAGCGGTTATTTCTACTGCCCATATATCCCATTGATGAGCTCTGGAGTTGTTGTTGATCCTAACACCTTCAACCCACACGTATCACTCATGACACGTTACGGTAAGGCTACCTTCACGTCAACTTCCACATCTCTTGGCAACTCAGCTGACTACTATGGTCGCATCAGCGTTGCTAACCTCTCATTCGTTTAATTAATGATAATTAATGATTGAGTTTTTCGTCTAACCAACGGCTAAGACGATTAAAAAAGGAGCCTGATTTAATCAGGCTCCTTTTTATTTTACTTGGGATATAATAAATAACATATGATGATTGAATATGTTAACCTGTCCTATTTGCAATCTGCATTTCAAAAAATAGATTCTCAGCACCTGATATCACACGCAACAACACCCCCAAGCCTATCCCGCAGTCCGCTGCGGTGACGCTCAAACCAGGGGTTACTTCTTTCTGGGGGCAGTCATGCGCTATGACAAATCCATTAAAGAATGTATATACAGCCGCCGGATTCAGTTTTCACAGCGAAAGCAGTATTGGCTACTGTTACACTGATTTAGTCAAACGATATCACCGTTATGGACGAAGGAAACCTGCTGGTGAGTCACGCACTGAAGAACAGTGGAACAGTGATCATGGTTTCTATCAGCTGTATGATGCTGGCACACTCAACTATGTTCTAACTGTAGGATAGCCTGCGCAAATGCTATAAGTTTAATTCTCAGCGCAGTTATACTATAATAGCTTAACATACGGAGGACTTAGATGGCAGACTGTAAAATCACTCTCTCAAAGACTCAGGTACTTGAGCTGAGGCGGGCACTACTGAAGCACTCAAACCTTGCAGATAGGTTTGAACTGTGTCAATCCACAGAGAGTGGTATTGGTCTGAGCCTACAGCTACTGGTGCACTGCTCAGATGGGGTTACATATGTAGAAGACCTAACCGATTACAGCTGCTGGTAAAATTATAAGAGGAAAGAAAAATGAGAGTAGGATTCACTGCCAGTGCCTTTGATCTACTACATGCGGGTCATGTTGCCATGCTACGAGAAGTAAAATCGCGCTGTGACCGTCTAATCTGTGGTCTTCAGGTTGATCCATCAGTTGACCGTGCTTGGAAGGCTAAACCTGTTCAATCAATAGTCGAGCGCTATGTGCAACTAGCAGCAGTACAGTACGTAGATGAAATAATTCCCTACTGTTCAGAGGCTGATCTTGAAGATATTCTGCGACTTCATAGAATTGACGTGCGGTTCTTGGGTGAAGAATATAGAAATGCAGACTTCACAGGGAAGCAATTGTGCGAGGAGCTGGGAATAGAAATTTATTTCAATAAGCGTCATCATAATTTCAGTAGCACATCATTACGCGCCAGAGCGGCTAGCTCTGCACAGCAAACATCATGAATTTTTTCAAAAAAATACTCGGTAAGAGAACCCCACAGCAAGTTGACCCAGCGCACGGGCACCTGTCTGAGCTCAGGTTGTCTGAGCTCGTCGCAGAACACCGGTTCATCTGTGCCACGCTAGCACACTTAAGCTCCTCATTCCCAACATATGCACGACAGCATGGTAATGATTCCACTACCTTCGCAATCTCAAGTTTAAAGGCTAAAAAAGTAGAACTAGAGGCCAAAATAGAAGTACTGCGACATTTTTTGAATTCTACTTCTTCTTGAACGCCTGAGCATGATGGCGTTCTAATATAGGAACCAGCACACGTTCGCCTGGTTTAAAATTCTTAGCTCCATTCAACTCATTGAATGCTCGTAGCAGCTGAGTCATCTCTTCCTTGGTTACATCATAGAAGTTATACAGCTTGATAGCTGCTGTAATAGTTTCACCTGGCATTAACAGGTGAGGCTTTGCTTTGAGTATTTTTCCAAGTGACATATGCATTCTCCTTTGAATGTATTTACACTGTTGATCATGGTTAACAACCAGGCTTATCTGCATGATTGTCAATAAATAGTCCATAAGTGGACTTCATGAAAGACATCCCATGGCAGACAATCTTCAACTGACTACACATGAGCTCTGGATAGACGGGCGCCAGATGCTCACCACAGCTACAAAAATATCACCCACCACAATAAGAATAAGTTGGAAGTTACCTTCACCTATTGTAGCATACGCTGGTGCCATAGTACTGTTAAGTGATAAAAAGTTCGACTCTTCTAATTTTCCAGTTGACGGTCAACGTTACACCGCCTCTTCTAATTGGACAGCTCCTGCAGATACAATAGATGGTGCACATGTGGTTGCATCATTCTATGGTTACTATGGTGATAGCGTTACTCAGACCTACGTAGATGTAACAAACATAGATGCTGATAAAATCTACTATGCCTCTGTGCATGCAGCATCTAACATTCTGCAGTACTATACCATAGGAACGCAGAGCTATCCTCTAGAATCTTCACGAATAGAAAAAGCTTCAGAGACCTACGCAGCATCAATCCAATCTTCACCAGTTCCTCCTGAGAATCCAAAGAATGGTCAGGTCTACTATGATCCTGCGAGTAACAGTGTCCTGATCTGGAAAGCTGATCTGTCATCCTGGGTTGCCAGCTCTCAACGAACTGTACCGACCGGCACCTCTCCAGCAGTTGACATCAACCAATTGTTCTACAACAGTACTGACAACCTGCTCAAGTTCTTCAATGGTTCAAGTTGGGTAACCTGTGACTCTACCAACACTCGAGTCAAATTAAATGGATCAGCCTGGTCAACTTTCAACACAGTTTCAGCTGGTGGAAGTTTTCCTCAGGCTCCAGTAATAGGTGACTTTTTCTACATTACATACAAGGCTGCAATAAGTGCCCCCACAACCTATGAAGTAAAATTCTTTACGCTGGGTGGTTGGTTAAACCCTTCACCCAATGTGGTTCAAGTTTTTCATGGTGGTAGCTGGAGGCCTATAGCTGACTACACCACTACCATAGCGGACTTCCAGGATCCTCCTATTCCTGCCATAGGAGATCTATTCTACGAAACAAATTCTAAAAATCTTCTAGCATGGTCTGGTAACTCCTGGTCTCATGCTAACACATTTGAAGGTGGGGCCCCAACAACAGATAAATTTGGGGTAGGAACAGATGGTTCATATGATGAGAGGCTACGACTCATTAAGGTTTTAAAACATCAACTAGGCTATCCCCAGGTGTGTTCTGAACTGTCTGAAGAGCAGTTCAACGTTGCCATAGACAACGCACTAGATGAATTTAGGCGACGGGCTGACAATGCATATGCACACAAATTTATATCTTTCTCAGTCAAAAAAGGTCAAGTTGTCTACTATCTAAATGATCCTCGTGATCTCACACACAAGATTGTGAACGTCATAAAGATACACAGAATAAACCATCTAGGGATTAGTTCTCTCAGTGCTGAAACGGGCTTGTATGCTCAGGCATTCTTTAACCAGCTCTATCAGGGTTCAAACGTTGATGTGCTAGCCATACACCTAATGAACCAGCTCTCAGAAAATTATGAAAAAATATTCGCTGGAAATCTATCATTTACATGGGACGAGCCAAGTCGTCAGCTCACTATTCTAAGAAGAATACTGCAAGATGAAGAGCGAGTACTACTTGAAGTTTCATTGGAACGAACAGAGCAGGAACTATTGTATGATCGCTGGGTTAAGCAGTGGATTCAGGCATGGGCGCAGAGTGAGTGCTGGGAAATGCTGGGTGAAATAAGATCTAAGTACGGCTCACTGCCTGGACCAAGTGGTGGTATTACCCTCAATGGTGACAGCTGTCTAGCAAGAAGCACTGAGATGCAGGTAGAGCTGCTGCGACAGATAGCTGACTATGAAGTTGGCAATGGTGTGAACTTTGGCAATACCAGTTTCCTCATAGGCTAATTCAAAAAGAAAGTGTGAACACTAATGGCCACTATACCTTGTGCAGATGATGCTGGTAGCTTGAACGATCCAAATGGTTCCCCAGCTCAAACTGGAAAAAATAATCCAGCCCTAACCACCTATACTCCTCCTTCTCTTGAGATTGGGCGGTGGGAAATATCCACTCTTTCACCTGATGCCTGCGCGCAGGCTGATCAGCTGCGTCAGGAAACATACATAGCTGAGTCTCTGAATATTTCTGGAGCACCGATAAATATCTTCAAGCTACTAGGAGTTCATCAACAGGACTCCTCTTCTCTTAAGAATGTGGCCACTATCCTGGCTTCACCCTCTGCTCCTGGAAGCCCTACCTCAGGTGTAAATTCTGGAACGGGTTCTTGGAAATCATTGCAGACTGGAAGTGGTGTTACTAGCGGCAGCGTATGGATAGGTATGGATTTTGGTATTAAAACATTTACTAATTCACCTAATCCTATCTACTCACCTAGCAAACCCAAGCTAACTCCTATAGGTGCAGTGTACCTGACTCAGGCAAACACGCCTCAAGAATTTGCACGAAGAGTGCGAGTTGAAACAACTGATGGATCCTGTGAGATATCGGGCGTGCCCATGCTCTCAGGTGTTGGCAATGGAACCATAGAGGACATTACACTAGGATCAGGTGCAACTGAGGGAACACTTATACTAACTGCGCTCAGTTCACCTAATGCATTCAGTGTCATGCTATCAAAGGCAGGCGGGGTCCTGGATCTCGGTACGGCTACTGTTGGCCAGCAATTCAATAGCACTGTGATCAACTTCACCATTACCAGCGGTACCACTCCATTCAGCACAGGCGATCTTTTTTCTATTAGAGTATCATTTATTTGGAAACGATCGGGTGTATTCAGTCTTGCCCAGTCACCTCTACCACAAGTATTAAATTTCCAAACTCCGGTACTGGCTAGGGCAGTGCGCATCATTCCTACTGTTTTTAACGGGTCTGGTAGCTGGGAAGTTCTAGCGCTTGACGCAAACCCTGCTCCAAAAGAATCAGTTGAAAATATAGAGGATTCATTCTTCAATGAAAATAGAGACAGAGACTATGCTGTAGAGCCAGTCCTTCTAAAGGTACAGTATACCCCCACAGATTCTAATACAGATCTGTCACGGTTTGGTTTGAGCATGATGGATCAGTATACATTTAAGGCAGCTTTTTCAACAATGGTGCGACTGCTAAACCGACCAATAGTGGTAGGCGACATCATAGAAGTTATTCCTGAACTACAGTACGATACACAGCTCAGGCCTGTTAGAAAATTTTTAGAAGTGGTAGATACTGGATGGGATGCTGACGGATTCAGCACGTCCTGGCGACCAACAATTTATAGATTCTCTGCGCAGCAGGTGCTTCCAAGTCAAGAAACGCGGGACATATTCGGGACCATTGATACTCAGAAATATATTCTCTCAGACGATCTCATTGTCTCAGATATTGGTGCTCAAATAGATACACTACCTCTTACGTCAAGTGAAGAAATATCCAAAGCCGCGGGAGACCGAGTTCCCGAGATAGGTTCAGATGATTCATTGTCTGTGCTAGCTGTGCCAAAACCCTCAGCAGTTCCCATCATTAGTCAACCAGTCGCAGATATAACAGATGACAAACCCCAACAGGCAGCTCTCATAGAAGATGGATTGCCACCTGGGGGACTGCCGTATGGTGAAGGATTTGCACTGCCTGCTCTTACTGATTCAGTTGATGGCCAGTATTTCCGTCTGTACTATGCCCCTGAAACACAGATACCTCCTCGTCTCTATCGCTTTAGTTCATTAAAGAATCGGTGGATATATCAAGAAACAGACAGGCGTGGAAAATACAGCTCTCATCGACCATCAGTGCGGGGAATACTTGAATCATCAACCAAGCAGGCTATAAATTCAAAAACGCCAATTAAGAGTGGAGGATCAATTCCTGACGATAACTAATACTGCGCCTAGACGCGGCATATTGGCTATGAATAAATACTCTACAAATCTATTTCATCCTATTAAATCAAGATGACTACTACAAAAAAGCCACTAATACTAGAGACAGATGGCGTTATTGAACAACTGCCCAATGGTGGCATAATAAACGCCGGCGGTACCTCCTGGAACACCTTTACAGTGGGTGGGCGTGGGCTGCTGTTTGACGATGGATCCTCTACAAGTGGAGGTGCGCCATCTACTGTTGGACCAACTGGACCAACTGGACCAACTGGAGGTGCTGGTGCAACCGGGGCAACTGGTCCAACCGGTAAATCAGCAGAAGTTTATAGGCAGCGCTGGAACTATACAACTGCCCCACTAGCAATTGATGGAGTTATTGAGTTTGAAATTGAACTTGGTGCAGCAATTATAGTCTATAATCTAACAGTGTCTAGACCTGTTCTAGTTCAGATATATGGTACTCCCCAGAAAAATGAACCAAATCCATACACATTTCGTGCCACTTCAAATCACCTAATAGATGATGGTACCACACTTCTAAGCGATGGTACTACTATTAAAACTCGGCAGTATTCAATATTTGCTAATCTTGAAGAACCGGTTAAAGAGAAGGTCTATGCAAGGATTACAAATGTTTCAACTACTGCTGGCCCTGTAAACATAAGCATTCTCTATTTTGCTGCTGCAACTGAGCAGCCACCAACTCCTCCACCATCCCCAGTTGTGGGATATGGGACATCATTTCCTAGTTTTCCAAATACTGGAGAATTATTTTTAAGAACAGATGAAGATCGACTCTATGTGTACACTGGTTCAGATTGGGTGGCACCATCATCTCCGTCTACACTAGTAGGATATGGAACAGCTTTCCCGTCAGCACCATCTATAGGTGAGCTCTTCTTAAGAACTGACCAAGATGTTCTGTATGTCTATGACGGTACGCTGTGGATAGCAACCGTAGGTGTTGAAGCAAATGCTGCTGGGCTAGATACTCAAGTCCAGTATAACAGTGACAATCTTCTAGCAGGATCACCTAAGTTTACATGGGAAAATACTTCTGCAATTCTAACAGTCGATGGAACTATATCCGGTAAGAGTGCAGTACCTGGTGGTGGAGCTCTAACAATAAAAGCCGGAGATTCAAGCGCTGGCCCCGGTGCTCTACTCAGTGTCTTAGGATCAAATGGCTCAAGTGGTGGTAATCTAGTAATAGCTGCTGGTTCCACAGTTCTTGGAGATGGTGGCGACACCTTAATCTCTGGAGGAGCAGGAGCTGGACCTGACGGATCAGGTGGTCATCTTGAATTGTCAGGCGGCACATCAACGCAGCCTAGTGCAAATATTGGATCAGTAATACTTAAAACAAATGGCCAGGAACGTATTAGAGTTAATTCTGCTGGTGCCGTGTGTCTATCTGGGGCTACTAACTATGGGCTAAATGGCCAGATTCTAACTTCAAATGGGAATGCACCGCCAGCATGGAAAAATCCTGCACCTCCAGTAGCAGGAGGTGCAGATGGTAATATTCAGTACAACTCTGGAGGATCTATAGTCGGTGCCTCTGAGTTGGGAATAATTCCTGGTGCATTTACGGTTGGAGGAGTTCTCGTAGTAGGAAAAATATTTGATAGCACACCTTTTAGAATAAAGGGGCTGTCACACTCATTTTCATCTGATTATTCGCCGACTTGCAGTGTAGAGATCTCTGGAGGAGATGCAGGTGCTGGAACAGGCACAGGTGGATCTGTATATCTTGTTGGTGGCCGATGCCAGAGTTATGGCTCGGCAGGCAGTACCTACATCTACTCAGGTCTTACTGAAGCAGGTGGCAGTGCTACCCCTGGTTCTCTGTATTTTGGAACTGGAACCACTGCTCGTGCAGAAAGACTGAGAATAACCCCTCAAGGAGCATGGGGATTAGGAGGCTCGAATTTTGGTTCAGCAGGAAATATTCTAACAAGTAATGGTTCAACTTCTCCACCAACCTGGCAGCCTCATCTGGGATCAGCAATTCAAACTATTACTGAAATCCCTGATGTAGTTGCTGCTCTCAATGCAGATGTTGTGGGTAAGTGCGTCTCAAAATCTACTGGTACCATCCAACTTCGACCCAATATTTTTCCTGCTGGTGGTCAATTTAGTATTTTCAACAGCAGTAACTCCAGCATGGTAATAGAACAGATGAGTGGTCTGACTCTCAGAAGAGCTGGAACACCAAGTACTGGTAATAGAAATCTTGCTGGATATGGGTTTGTAACCGTCCTATTCATAACACCAACTCTGGCGGTTGTCAGGGGAGACGGTTTAACCTAATCTGTCACTAATAAACATTTTTATAAATAACTGAGTGGTGGCGAGCGCCACAAAAATAAAATAGGAGAATCTCGAATGGCGTTCTTTACTGTGCAACGAAATGAGTTTACAAAGGTTTCTGACATGATGAAGCAAGTCGTCATAGACATGTCTGACCACGGTTTTGAGATTGTTTCTCCGACAGATTTTGATCCGGCAGCTCCACTTACCGCTCCGTACAAAGTTGTGTTGAATGCTACCACAGATGTAGATCCTCTAGCTTCAACTCAGCCTTGGAGAATTTGCTTTGACGTAATGAGTGATCAGACTTGCGCAGCATTCGTTGCTACTCCATTTCAAATTTCAGACACGGGTGAAATTAGCGGATTTGTTAATGCCACAGGACAGGTAGTGTCCCTGACAGGAATAGTAGGATCCCCAGTGGATGCAGTAGATCAAGATGATCCATCAACTGGATTTATTAACAGATCCAAGAGAGTTATGACGCAGAACAAGGGAACATTCCCCCTTAATTACCGGCTGAGTATATCTGATCATGGTTTCTTTTTGGGAGCATGGGAAGGTAACTGGGCTTCTGTTATTGCTCAAACCACAATCGATTCATATATGAACTGGATACTCGTGCAGCGTCCAGTCAACAAACAGACCGGAGCCACTCTTGTAACTGGTAAATGTCCATTATTCTGTGTTAATAAAGTCAATGATGGCTATTGGAGATTTATTGTACGTGAGAGTGACATTCCCCATCCCACTGTGCCAGTTGTAGCAGATGAGCACACGGAAGATAATTTTAGGCTGATAAATTCTCAAAATCAGGTATCTATAACTGAAGATAAAAAATACTTGGTTTCATTTGTTAATAATCTAAACACACCTCGCTTCAGATATACTGAAGAACTGGATATGATAGGCATCATATCAGCAGACGTGGTCATGGAAAGCATACCGCTAACACTGAGCGCATATGGAGCAAATAGAATTTACACAGCTCTTCCCGGCGATCAAGATTTTAATACTGGTGTCAGAGTACTTGCGCTCACATCACTGAGCTAAATAGGAGAATAAACAGATGTTTACAGTAGAGCGTCAAGGATTCAATACCGTTAGATCAATGACACTGTCTTTGATAGACGACATGGTTGCTAATGGATTTACCGTAATATACCCTCAGCCATATGCCTCTCCTACAGAAGGTAGCGCAGGGTTCAAGGTAGTACTTGAAACAACCCCAGTATCAAATGCATTTCACAGTACCACTGGTCAACCTTGGAGAATAGCATTTGAGATTTTAGATACGACAAATGCAATTCAAAATGTGCCATCTTTAGATGATGCCCGCATCTTGGCCTGTTATGTAGGGACCAGTGCTAACATTGCGAATGATGGCACCATTGCTTGTTCCCTATCTACATACATGTCCTCTATTTTCAAGAACGAACCATATGGAAATATTGGGGCAGAATGGACCAATAAAGGGACTCAGAATAATATAGATGCCACACCAAATCATAATATCCCTAACCAAGGTTTTATTAACAGATTCTTGATAGAGAATCAGGGAATGGGTGGCATACGCCCTCTATCTTACAGGCTGTGCATAACTAACCGTGGAGCGTTTATCGGTGTATGGGACACACGAACAGAAGAAACGGGCGTTGGCTTTAATTGGATTCTAATTCAGCGCTCAGTTGATAAGGATACTGGTGCAATCAGAGGATCTTCGGCCCCAGCCAGTACCTGTCCCGTTTTTTGTATTAATTCAGTTGCAAATAACATCTATAAATTTATTGTAAGAGAGACAGACGTTCTCAGCCCAAGTTCTAGAAAGTTGAATACTGCTGATGCAGAAGATAGTCCAGCTCCTCTTAATCCAGAGAAGCAGGTATGTTTCAATGAAAATGGGGACTATGTTATCACGCTCTTGAACAATCTAACAACCCCAAGATACAAGTATGCTGATGAATTGGATATGGTTGGCACGATCAGCGCTGATGTAGTTGGGGCGGGTCAAGTCATAGACTTTACTGTGTATGGCGAATCCTCTGCTAGAAGCTACATGGCACTTCAGGCAAATAAACCAAACAACACCGGCATGAGACTCATGGTTCTCGTTAATAACCCTAATGAGTAACAGGTGTGATAGGAGCTACAGGTGTTTCCATCACTATCAAAGTGCGCTCCTGGGGTAATAACTGAGAGTGAATTTACCGCCACATATAGTTTTTCATTAGATATATCTCCTGATATTGAGATATATCTAGATGGTGACCTCGTTACTGCTCGTCCAATAGGGATAGAAGTCGGCGAAAATGTAAAAGCGCGATTTTTTTCACCACTTGATTTTTTAGATCATGTACTTATCCCTTATACTATAGATGGGATAGGCTACAGTTTTGCCGCCGTTAACAAAAGCCAGCACACGGTCTTTTTCTCAAGTGAAATAGGGAATAAGAGGTGGTGGGAAATTCCTACGACTTTGCCACATGTGATCTCATACAGGAACAACAGCGGCAATAAAACTATCTTTAGGGATTTGGGCTATAATGCTGTATCAGTTCTTCAAGAGTATGAAGCGATACCGGATCCACAGACAAGTACAGTGTATTTCTACAATGCGGATGGGGTACTAATTGAAAATTTGTTGATGCCAGCTAAACCAATTCAGTGCACAAAGTATATCTCTGAACAAGAAAGTTTCTTTATAGTTTCTTGCGATAATGGTTTTTTGTACAGAGTTAATCCAAATCTACAGATTCTAGAACAACCCTACCTAGAAGGTGGGCAACTTATTAGCAGGCGCAGGGGAAATACTAGCGATTGGCTCTTCCTGCTTTCTTTTGAAATAGATGTTCCATTTAAGGGCTCTTTTGTTAATTTGGGTGGCTCTTCAATTGAAGATGCAGTGTCTGAAGAAAAGTATGTAAGTTGCGCGAATGGGAGAATTTGGGTTGGAGGACCAGGGAAAATATGGGTACTAAACCCCGATTTTTCAATCATGCGAGAATTTACCACATACGCACAGTGTGTTGGAATTCAGGCACTGGATAATGCAGCAGTAGCCACTACTAAATATGGTACTGTCGAATTAGTAGATTTAGAGCAAACTAGCAATGAAAGTCTTCCACTGTATGAAGATGAATGGTTGACCAATCCTGTTAAATTTGGAGACTATATTGCTATCGGCAATAGCACTAGATCTTCACTCATCTTAATAAATGCACAGAGCTATTCTCAGAGTGAAATAGAACTAGGGGATTTTGCACCAAGCTATCTATGCAAATCAGGAGATAGGCTATACATTTCAGGTCATGATACAAACATCATAAAAATTTATGATGGGGCGCTACTGCAAGAAGATAGCTTTGCAGATAAAGTCACATGGGTACAGACAGTTGGTGATGGAGTAATTGTCAGCCACTATCTAAGAGGAATAAGCGTACTAGAACATGATCGCAGACAAACAGTAATTCCATTTCAGTTACCAAGCACAACAGCACCACTGACATGGGTGGGCGGCGGTTCCCACAAAATTATTAATCTAGGACAAGAATCAATACCTGTTGTGGTCCCCGAAGGGGTCAGATACTGGTCTGATGGAGTAGAGAATGGGCTACTAAATACTGGATCTATTTTTACAGTGGCCGCTCGCATTGATGCTCCAAGAACACATCTATTCCCAGTCATCATTGGTGATACTGTTCTAGAATTTCAAATCACGGGTTCCGCGCAGACATACAGCCCTAGAGATATCAACTTTCCTACTGTAATGGCAGAGAATGGTATTGCTCAGCATGATTTTTACTATCCTGATGGGTACCAACCAGTCATAGCAAGTATAGACTGTGGGCACCTATTAAAGAATTTTAGGCCATATATGGGAGAACCAATAACTCCAGGCGATGTTGTTTCCGTGTGCATACCATTTGGTAACAGCGTTAATCCAGTTGTTTCTACATTTACCCTAGGTGATTCTACTTTCTGTATCCCCGTCAATCCTGTCACTGTTTCTACTCACATACTGAATCAAACTGCAGCAGCAATAAATTCAACCTCTTCAGCTTCTTATACAATCACACAGGCGGGTGATTACTATTTTCCGCCAAATGATGAAACTGTCTCAAGTGTAGAAATTCAACTGCTCGGTAGACCAATTTTTAATTTAGGAGCAGCAACTGATTCATCTAGTGCAATCTCTAATCTTACCCTCTATGGATCTACCACGCAGGAGTTGGCAGACCTGTACGCTCGTGTTAGTGAAACCTCTGGACTATTTGATGTCTATTTTGATGCTGGGACTCCACACGTCTTAACATCTTATTACCTAATGCCACGGTGGGGTGATGTTCAACTAACTCCAGAAATAACAGTCAGGCAAGCCATAGAAATCCCCGTAAACTTTAAAATTTTAGCCTCAAATGATGCCACCACTTGGGTAGAGCTAGCCACATTTTCGGGACTAACCGTAAGTGAGTGGGAGGAAAATACTTTTAGAGAATTTCAATTCTCAAATAACCAAGCCTACAGATATTGGCGACTACAGAATACAACAACCCAGGACGGCGGCGTTTCTATTGTTAGGTGGAAAGTAAAAGGATCCAAAAAGGATCTTGAGATCTCCATAAATGGTGTTGCATCAACACCTGGATTGATTAGTCTCAGTGCCGGAGACACAGTTTTATTTAAAGTTGGAAATAGCCCTAGAATATGGGATTCCCGACACGCAAAAATAGTAGGACCACAGAACATAACATTCACATCTACGACTGTTTCACTTGAGACAATATCTTATTTAGACTGTGGATCCATAGCAGATGCATATGTGAGGCTGACTTATGATAGAGGGCCAGTGTCCATAATAACCTCACTTGATTCTGTAGAATTAAAAACATTCAGTCCCTACCTGAAATTACGCAAAAATAGTGAAATAGAATTTGTGGATACTCTTACTGTACAGAATGGTGATACTGTCTCAGTGAGAAAAATAGTACGCAATCTTTTTGAAGACCGAGCAGCAATTTTTAATCAACAGGAAGACCCAACTTTTGAGGATACTGTTAATGTTGAAGTAGGCTCCCTAAGCATATCCAGTGATGATATTAGTGGCGCACTCTATTATAATAGTAGCTCGTATGTGAATCAAGTTGCCCATCCCACGGTGACAGCGCAGAGCCACACCACATCTACAGCTTATGATTTTAACCTTTCGCGCTTGAATGTCACCTCTGCAACAAATGAATTTGATGCGAAGCTGCACTCTCTACAATCATCAACCTCACCAAGACTCGCTCAACAACTACTATTCAACAATACATTCTCTGAGGCCGGGGCAATACAATCTCAGATTACCACTCAATTTACAACAGCATTCTCAAATGTATATGGTTTAGATCTCCTAAGTACTTCTTCATACAGTGATACTTCTTATATTATCAATAAAAACACAGATGCTGTTGATAGATTTTTTACAGCATTTAATCCCATAGAATATCATGAGGAGCTTAAATTTGTACTGTTACCACCATCAGTACAAATTTATTTGTACTCAAGAGCAATTGATTTTTACACACTGATAGTGTTTGAAACGCACCATCATGTTCCAACGTATTCCATAGTAGACCCCCATGTAAGCTTAAAGTCAGGGTCTGAATTGGTGTTACGACCGATACCTGTACTTGAATCTATAAAATCAATTTCTGAATTAGTGCTGCGGGCAATACCTGTGCATGACAGTCTTTTAGATCATGACAGTCTGACAGAGCTGGCTGTTTTTAATACTCATCTTGGACTAGATAATAAATTAACTTTGTCATCTTTTACTAAGATGGTCTCAAGGGACAATTATGTTGATCTAGATGTTTTTGAGACGTATATTTCTCAGTTGGCAAATAAATTAGGATCTAAGCCACTTGCAATCCATCATGGATTTAATCATATACTGTTTGACCACTATTCATTCCTAGCGCCTAAAGATCAATTCATACATCTAAACAGATATCACTCTCTAAAGAGTGAGCAGGTTGTACGCATTCTGGATGGAATGAACACAATACCAATTGACGACATCATTTGGACAACAGATGAAATAAATGAGTATGGAGCCTTTGCCACAGACCAGGAAGCTGCAGATGCTGCTCTAGTTGCGGGGCATACCCCTGTCATAGTGTTTCAGATACCAGGAACTTCTAGCTTCACATACAGAAGGTTGAGCAACATAACACAGGTCTGTGGTATTATACCAGTTCCCTCAATCTATGCTGTTGCATGGTTAATTCAAGGAGGATAGCATGTTTCTTGTGCCAAACAGAGATGTTATCATACCATTTGGTGAAGATAGATTTATTCGTAGAGCTGTTAATAACCTCGCAGACATGAGAGGTGAAAACAGAACGATCATTTCATGTAACAACACTACTTCAGTAGTGTTGTCATTTACACCAACATGTCCAGACTGGGTTGAGATATACAAAGATGGATTCAGGATCATGAACCCAAGGGTATCTAGTATTACTGGTGGTACGCTCTATGAAACATTTAATGTTCAGGGAAGAACTATCACATTCACGCAGCCTATGACAGGCACAATAGTAGTTGTGTGCGATACAGTTGCAAGAATTCAGTGGAATGCCTCGATAATTCAGGTTGATAATGTTCAGGGATTTAAGACGGCGCGGGCTTCTCTCTATATAGAGCCAGTAATTGTAACAGAACCCGTTAATGGGTATGCAAGATTATCAACAGATAGAATGAGCATGGTTTATTTACCAAAAAATGGGTTTGTTGGCGATGATTCATTTAGTTACTGTCTAATAAATAATCATGGGCAGTACAGCAGGAATTACTGCGTCAACATAACTGTCTTCTAAGACCTCCTAGGAAAAAAGATGGCCGCACCTAATCTATTAAGAATTACATCAGCGATAGGCAAAACGTCTACGGCAAATGTCACAACTACAAACGCAGCGCTGCTGTCTAACCCTGCTGCTAGTAATAAAGTTTACAAAATAAATTCTTTATTTGTGGCAAACGTCAATGGCACAAATAGCGCAACTATTACCGTGTCATTCGTTAGGAGTGCCACATCCTTTCCTGTTGCAAGCACAATTAATGTTGAAGCTGACAGCAGTTTGGTTGTTTTTGGTAAGGAAACCGGCATATATTTAGAGGAAGGCGATTCTATATCCTGTATTGCTTCTGCAAATAATTATTTGACTGCTGTCATTTCATACGAGATTTTAGGATAATTAGATGTCAATCTACTACTTAAAAAATCTTTCATCTGCTGTAGCTCCAGCAGCCGAAAATATTTCAGGAGGCATTGTTAATCAGATACCATTTCAAAGTGCAGCTTCAACTACTGCATTTTCAAATAATTTGACATTTGATGCCTCACAGGGAATTCTAAAAATCTTCGGACCATCTGATCAGGCTATTCCTGGTAGTGTGATGTTAGGTAATGTCACATATGGGGAAGCAAGGATAACGACGGGTGGATCAAACAATTTATCTATACGTATTCAACCTCATGCCCAAGAAGTTGGAAATGGCATAAGAACTGGAGGAGTCGTTATTTCTGGTGGTGATGTTGCCGGGTCAAATGGAGCGCTGGCAGGTGGCGTTGATATTATTGGTGGAGGGACAAATTCTACAGCAGCTGGAGGTCTATATGGTCCAAATGGCCCTGTAACTATTACTGGGGGTCCAGGATCCGGGGCATCTTCTTCAGGTGGCAGTGTTACTATAAGTGGTGGTACTGGAAATTATTCTGCAGGAAGTGTTGTGCTACGTGGTGGAACAGGTAATAGTGGTGGCGGAATAATTTCACTCTATACTGCAGAGACAACTACACTTGTTCAGCGACTTTCAATTCTAGCCAATGGAGCATGGTCCATTGGTTCAGATAATACCTCATATGGTACTAGTGGTCAAGTCTTAACCTCAAATGGTGCTGCACCACCGACATGGCAACCTGTAGGTGTAACCGGAACAGTAACCTCAGTAGATGCAAGTGGTGGTACCACAGGGCTTACTTTCAGTGGTGGTGCAATTACTTCAAGCGGCACTCTCACTCTCAGTGGCACACTAGGCATAGCTAATGGTGGTACCGGTCAGACCACAGCCAGTGCAGCAATCAATGCTCTGCTACCCAGCCAGGTTTCTCAGAGCGGTAAGTATCTCACGACTGATGGTACTACTGTTAGTTGGTCCTCTGTGACAGCAGCGCAAATTCTACCCAGTAGTGTCACCGTTGGAACCTCAGATTCTGCGGCCGCCATAACTGGTAATACCAGCACAAGCGGCAGTGGATCGCCAATGACAGTAGCAGCCGGTGCAACCAGTGCTGGAAATGGAAACAGTCTGACTTTAGCTGGTGGTGCTGCAGCTTCAGCTAACACCGGCGGTGCAGTTGTTATTAGATCGGGTGATAGTGGTGCGGGTGGAGGAGGTGCTGGTCCAGTAACTGTTCATGCAGATAGCTCATATGGTGGTGGTGCTGTTACGGTACGAGGTGGTGACAGCAGTGGTAATGGTTCAATTGGTGCCGTTGCCGGAGGTGGTAGTTTAACCTTGCGTGGCGGTGATTCATCAAATGCATCAACTGGCTCTATTCCTGGAAGTGTGACCATTCGCGGTGGTAATTCTATCGCAACGACAGCCGGCGGCTCAGTAACCATCAGCGGTGGCACTGGACCAGCAGGTGGTGGGCAGTTGGTATTTCAAACGGCTTCCACGACTTCACCTACAGAGCGGTTAAGAATTACAAACGGCGGTGCTTGGGGTCTAGGAGGTGCTAACTACGGTACAAGTGGTCAGGTTCTAACTAGCAATGGTTCAGGCGCACCTCCTACCTGGACTACTGTTGCTAGTGAGAGTCTGCCAACTCAAACTGGCAACAGCGGTAAGTATCTAACTACCGATGGAAGCAGTGCAAGCTGGTCAGCTATTACTTCACTAAATAGCACAGTAGCATTTAGTGCTGGTTACAATGAATCTGTTAGTGCAGTCACATCCAGTACCAGCACTAATATAGATTGTAGTTTAGGAAACAATTTTGACATAACTCTTTCATCATCTATAACAACTCTAACATTTTCAAACGTTCCTACGACTAGAAGACTCTTTCCCTGTACCCTCATTCTTATTCAAGATTCAGTTGGTGGCAGAACTATTTCATGGCCAGCCAGCTTCAAATGGAGCGGTAAGGTTGCTCCAACTCTTACATCTACCGCAGATGGTATTGACATAATCACCATGATCACCTATGATGGTGGAACGACATGGCTGGCTACAGTAGCTGGTCAGAATTTTTAACCCCCAGTGAGTATATTCTGATTGAAACGAGGTAGCACAGGCAAAGTAAATAATTTAGCTTCCTGCGACTATCCCATATTAAATCATGAATAAACTTAAAATAGCTGTGTATGCTATCTCAAAGAATGAAGAGGCATTTGCGCGCAGATTCTGTGAGTCTGCAGCCGAGGCTGATGCAATCATAATAGCCGATACTGGTAGTGCTGATTCAACAGTTTCTCTGGCCAGAGACTGCGGTGCCACTGTTCATGAAATTTTTATCTCTCCTTGGCGATTTGACAAGGCCAGAGATGCTGCCCTAGCTCTCATTCCACGGGACATTGATGTCTGCGTCTCTCTAGATCTTGATGAGTTGCTGGAGCCCGGATGGAGACAGGAAATAGAACGAGTATGGGAACCTGGTAAGACCACACGCCTGCGCTATGGATACGACTGGGGGCAAGGAATTAGATTCCAATATGAAAAAATACATTCCAGAACTGGCTATCACTGGCATCATCCGTGTCATGAGTATCCACGACCTGATGGTAGAATAGAAGAAGTATATGCAGAAACAACTGCCTTACTTGTTAGCCATCATCCAGATCCATCCAAGAGTCGAGGCCAGTATCTAGATCTTCTTTCTCTCTCAGTTAAAGAGGATCCTAGCTGTCCAAGGAATGCTTTTTACTATGCCCGAGAACTAACTTTTTGGAATAGGTGGGAAGAGGCAGTGACTGCCCTAAAAAAATACCTAGAATTGCCAGGTGCCACGTGGCAAAATGAGAGATGCTATGCCATGCGCCTACTGGGTAAAGCATATGAAAAAACAGATAAGCGGTGGGAAGCGTTTCAGTGGTATCGACGCGCAACGGCAGAGGCTCCAGGTACGCGAGAACCATGGTGCGATCTTGCACTAGCCTGCTACGGGCAAGGTGCTTGGGCAGAGTGTTTTGCAGCTGCTACGCGCGCGCTTGAGATCACTAGTAGAGAACATGTATACACATGCGATCCAGTCGTTTGGGGTAGCCTACCTCATGATCTTGCATCAATTGCTGCATGGAATATGGGAATGTTGGGCGAGGCACTCTCTCATGGGCAAGCTGCAGTCAGCCTAAATCCAGAAGATCAACGACTGAGGCGAAATGTAGAATTTATGCAGAATGCACTAAATGATCTAAATATAAGCAGTAAAGGGGAAAATACATGATTCAAAAAATTTTAGGTACCTTAGGTGGTGCAAGCATTTTCTTACGATCTAACCTATCACTAGTTTTCGTGGCTGTTTTATTAACAGCTGGAGGAATTTTTGCATATTCATATCACCGCATGGGCGTAAAAATAGATGCTTTGCAGGTAGAAAAAGGACAACTTCAAGAAGCGAACGCCAATCTACTCGCTCAGATTGAGGGATTACAGAATAGTATTGCTCTTCTTACAGAGGCAAATGATCAAAATCTCAAAACTATTGAGAAATTAAAGAAGGAAAGAGCTGATGCAACTACAGCTATAGCTTCTCTAGCTAACTCAACAGCGAATAACAAGAAGCTTATTGCTGCGCTACAGGCAAAACTAAAAGAATTGCTTAAGGATCCAAAGAATGATGGACCTGTGTCTCCAATTCTGAGGGAGACTGTAGAACAAATTCAGAAGAATAGGAAGTAATCATGAAAAAAATACTGCTCATCTTGTCATCATGCATGCTTTTTACTGGCTGCGCCACGTTCGGTGATGGGTCAAGAGGTTGTGCGCCCTCGACAGCAAAGCAAGTAGAGTACATAATAAAGATTCCTCCTAAGGAACTCATGACTCTGCCACCAGCAGTAGAACCAGTTGATGCTCGGACAGCAAAGCAGAGTGATATAGCACAATGGATTATTAGAAACGAGGAACGTTCTAAGACTCTGGAGGACATCATACGCCAACTTGCACAATTTTTTAGAATTGAACAGCTGAAATTAGATGATGCCGCAGCTGAAAAAAATAAGACCAATGAAAAATAAATTTTACGCATAGTAGAAGGAAACTGTAAATATGACCTGCGGGTGCTCTAAGCAAGAAAAAACAAATCTGTGGACACCAATACCAGATTTTACGAAGCCAACTGAAATATTACCTGGTGAAAACATAGACTGTTACGCTAAGAGGGCAAATGACGATATTAAAGATTCACCTGCTGAACAGCTGGCTGGGCGTATCAGTAACACAGTAATCGTTTCTGATCTAAACTTACAGGTAAATGAACAGTTTAAGCTTACTCCAAATCCACCTACTCCTGCAGCAAGCTGGAGTATTACGGTAGATGGTGCATCAGGTGTCCCATCTGGAATGGGACTCGCATTCAACACCTCTACTGGAGCACTGAGTGGAACTGTTAATGAATCATATGCTGATAAAAATTACAAAATAAAAATAACAGCACTGAGCTCAGCAGGAGCTGAGATAGACTCTAGAGAATTTAATTTCTATCCTAAGAAAGCTAGCTCAGAAGAAACTATTAAATTCGTGTGGCCACTTCAACCTAAAGGTGTTGTTACCAGCAAATTTGGACCAAGAAAGAGGCCAGCCGCTGGTGCAAGTAGTGATCATGGCGGTATAGACATTGCTCTACCTGGGGGTGCGCTAGGAGAGATTGTTGCTGCAGCAGATGGAACAGTGATAAGATGTGGGCCTGGCCGAGGTTGGGGCAATGTCATCATGATAGAGCACCGTGATGCACAGGATAGACTGGTTGCAACAACGGTTTATGGCCACTGGAGCTCAGCGTATGTTACCGTGGGGCAGAAGGTTGCTGCTGGACAGAGGATAGCAAAAGAAGGAAATGTTGGTGTTGGCACCGGCGCTCACCTTCACTTTGAACTACACAGGGGAAAGTTTAAGAATCCTATTGATCCTCTTGGCTATCTAAATGGTGAAATTTCAGTAGCTGTGAATAACGATCCTCAGACCGGAGCTCCTACTGGTGGTCAGGAAACTCAGAACAGATCAAATACTGGAATGACAGCCAGAGAGACTGAAACCATTCAGAGTACGGCATGCCCAAGTGTGCTGCCCAATCAACAGCCTCCGCTGACATCCACCGATCCATCATCACCGCCTATTCCTTCTACGCCTGGCAATGCAGATGTTAAATCAGAGATTCAGCGCGCACTAGACGAATCAGATCTAGCACAGGATGATAAAGATTTGCTCATGTTCATGGCCTACATAGAGAGTGGATTTAAGGCCGATGCGAAGAATCCTACCTCTAGTGCCCGGGGTCTATTTCAGATGTTAGACAAGACTGCAGTAAGATACTATGATAAAATAGGAATCCCTGCAACAGTTGAGAATAGGAATAATCCTTACTATGCCACCAAGGCACAGATAGAGTTCTACAAATCAGAGCAGCTGCGATACTGGAATGAATTCAATTCATCAGGAAAAACAAAGATAGCTGGAAAAACTCTTAAACCTGAAGTTTCATCTAGGTACGCTAATTACAATAAAGGCGAATTCGTTTACGGGCTCATACATCACGACGGAGTTGGAAGCGCCGTGGCTGGCAAGGATCTCCAGGGCGTTGACTACTACAGAAAACGGGTTAGGCAGGCATAGTGCGCCTAATCATATAAAAGCACACAGCGCCAAGAATTTGAAGAACAGCGAGAGTGCTGACACCTATAAATAAATTCATCATATATTAAAAAGGTGGCGCGCATGTTAGTTCTTTTGCGGTGGTGGTTTATATTCTGTCTGTGCTGCTTTGGTTTTGGAATAGCGTGCATGCTGGGATTCTTTGGCTACATGCTGAGAGTTGATCACTCTTATATGGGTATAGTAACTCTTACCGTATTCGCAGTCACCAGCATATGGATAGGATTCCTTACATACCGGGCTCATCGAGGTGATAGTACATTTGCGGATCACCTTCCTACTTGTTGGTTTATTAGTGAAGGAATGATGGGACTAGGTATGGTGGGAACCCTAGTGGGCTTCTTGGTGCTACTCAGTACCGCCCTAGGTTCTCCTATTAACACTGCAGATACTGCAGCAATGGCCGCCCTCATATCCAAGATGGGAGTAGGATTTGCCACTGCTGCCCTTGCAACTCTAGTTGGCCTTATCTGCTCTCTGCTAACCAAGCTACAGTTAGTGAATCTTGAATACTTGAAGCCTGATAATGAAAAATTATAAACTAGACCTTGCATTTCTAGACATGTTATTCAACATGACTCTAGCATTCTCATTTCTCTTTCTCATGTCTTTCCTGCTCATCCGGCCACCTGCTGCTAAAGAAGATGCAGCGTTAAAACCCAAGGCAGAATTTATTATTTCACTCTCCTGGCCAGATGAGTCTCTGGATGACCAAGACCTGTGGGTTAAGCTTCCAAATGGAAAAATAATATCTTATGGCAGTAAGGATCTGGGTTACGCCATCTTAGACAGAGATGATCGTGGAACCGTTAGCAATTTTTATATGGATAAGAATGGTAAGATGCAGCTCATCAAGCAGCGCAACGAGATTGTGACAATCCGAACTCTTATGCCTGGGAGATATGTTGTGAATGTCTATTGTTTTTCCGTTAATAGTACTTGGGCCGAATTTAAGAATCCTCACGACCTACCCTACCCTGTTTCAGTTTCTCTAACTAAGGTTAATCCCACGCTCTCAGAGATTATAAAGGTTGAAAAACCTATGAAGAAATTAGGGGATCAGCTGACCATGTTTGCTTTCACAGTAGGTGAAGATGGGCAAATAGTCTCAGTTGAGCAAGATGTGGATGAGCCTTTTATCAGTAAATTCGCAATACCTCAGTAAATCTATGAAAGAAATAATCTATTTGCTCTCTCCAATCATAGCCACACTGTCAGTGATTTTTTCAGTAGCTGTGTTTGTCTATCTAAAATCAAGTGCTCCTACCTTTGTGAAGGCGCTGTTAATTCCATTCTCTCTGGCACTGTGTTTGTTCATACCTATTGTTTTTTGGACATTTGTTGGCGTGGCCAAACCTGTTCATAGTCTTCCTTATAAAATACAGGTTCTCTGTCACCATGTAACCGTTGTTGAAGGGAAGAAAGACAGAATAGAGATATGGTACGCTGATGGTAGTAGAACCAAACTTGTGTCTATACCTTATTCAAAGGGACTTGAGAGAGCACTGTCAGAAATAGCAGAGGCCAGAGAGAGTGGTGAGATGAGAGCTCTAATATCGGGGGAGGCTGGCGGAGGGGAGGCAGGGGCACAGGGTGAAGAGAGCTCCTATAAATCTGAGATTATTCCGCCAAACCATGGTCTTCCACCTAAATAGAACCCACAGCTAACATCCTACAGTGCCGAGCGGAGAATATCAACCAGAGGATACCGTGACGAAGATCTAAATCTTTTCCAGTACTGTGGATGATCTACTTTTATGAGAGGGCTAAGATTTGATTTCTTAGCCCATTTTTCTGCGGCACCACCAAGAGCTATAAACCGCTCAATATCCCAATCTTGCAGTAGGTTGCTATCTAGAGCACATCCATCATAGAGTGTACTGTTAACCCAAACTAGCCTGTTCTCAGGAATGCCGTTCAGGTGTAGCAAAGAATTTAGCCACCCAGAACAGTGCTTGGTGCTGTAGAAGGGAGTGTGATGATAGCCAATATCCTGAGGAGCTGATGGGCCAGGTCTATCTCCTATAATACAGATCTTAGGGCCAACATCTGCACATCCTGCTAGAACTTTAAGGTAGGTCTGTTTCCTAACTTCTAGACTAGCTGCATAGGAACATTTATCAAGGCTGTGGTTATTGAGCATGATGGATACTTAATAAAGCGTAATTAAACAAAGTTACTCTCGCGTAGCCACTTGGTAGCTACCCATTTCTCTCCCTGCATAACCGGTACGCTGCCATGAAGAGTACGAGTACTTGCGTGAGGTCTGTCATAACTGAAGAACAGAGCATTTCCCTTGATAGGAGATACGAGCAGATTAAGATCGGGAAACGTTGTTTCTCCTCCTAAATGAGGAGTGTTAAGATACATGATTACTGTTGCCACTCGTTGACCACCGCGCTTCAAGACTGTTGCTGATCCAGCATGAGCTGGATCAAAATAATCATAATGAGGTTTATACTCTTCGCCTGGTCCATAGTGCAGTAACTGCAACCCTTCACCATTTTCTATGGGCCAGTGGGTTAGAGCCGCTATACGAGCCTCAATTCGGGCTACTAGTTCATTCTGAGCTCTTTGAAAGAACATTCCTCTGCTTGTTCTAGCTGAGTGAATGGCATTCCCACCAGTTTCAGGAACAAATGCTTCAGATCTAGCTAGTTGTGGAGAGGCAGCCTCTATTAGACTGTCACATTCTTCAGATGATAGAAAATTTGACAAAACAACAACTCTGGGGTTGCTCATGCTTATGATGATAGGAACCTCTCTATCAGGTAGGCGCAGTGTAGCGCACCCTGGTTGAACTATTGGTTCTGGCAATACTACAGATGATGAAGCGCTGCTTGAACGCAGATTTTGGACAGCTGCGGGATTGAGTGTTGTCTCTAGAGCACGTTGCGCTACCTCTGCAGGCCAGCCATTCTTGATCATGGATTCGAGTAGATGTTGTACGGAAAAATTAGCTGACTGTGCTACTATCCATGTACGTAATTCTGGAGTAATTTCTGGCAATAACATATACATTATTCCTATTAAATTTATCTACAATTATATTGTAACCTCTAATTTAATCTGTGTACAATCTGCGCGTAGAGAGGTATTCCTATCAAGATATTAAATGGGAATGACAGACACAGAGTGAGGGTGTGATGGACTTGTGCTCCAATGGCAGACCCCGTATTCCTGATAACAAATGGAACTGTGGTGTAGCTGGCACCTCCCGCCAGTGCCATTAGAAGAATTGTATCACCATCGCTGATTCCAGCTAGTTCACATGCTACCAGCACTAGTAGGCTGCAGCACACGGGAGCAGCTATTGCATAGCTCAAGAGCACTGAGCTCTTCCCTCTAAGAGCTGGAAAGCGTTCTGCAACTCTGAGGCCCATGTCTAGAAGTATGAATGCCAGCACCCACTTAAAAATATCAATTGTAAGTGGTTCAAGCCTGTGCACGCCAGCCCGATCTGTTACAAATCCAATCACTAGCCCCAACAGCAGTAGTAGGAATGTTTTGTCTGTGAAGGATTCACGAGCTACACCTTTAAGTCCACTAACTCGCCCGGTGCACCACAAGGATACCAGCGCTACAGAAATGATTATAGCTGGACCCTCTATCAAGGTCACTACTGTAGCTAGAGTTCCTGAAAATTCTGTTCCATTAAGGATTAGATATTGAAATGCCACCACAAGAGTCACTGGGCTAATTGATTCACAGACTGCCGAGGCTGCTGTGGTATGGGATCGTTCAAAAAATTTTCTAAACAGCATATAGCCTACAGAAGAAATAATCAGAGCAAGCAGACCAATCACGGCAATGAATACTGTCTGAGTATTAAAACTGCTGTTGCTCACAGACACGCCACATTTGACACCTAGTGCAACAAGTAGATAGATACCCAGGAATTTTGATATTTGAGCGGGTACCGAGACACTAGATTTGAATAATCCAACAAATATACCCAGTACAAAAAATAATACTGTTGGATCAAATAGAACATTCATACGGCCCCCACGCTTAACTTTTAAATGCGGAGTAAGATGGACTCTTAAGTGCTCTACTAGAAAGATTAACCGCTGTGTTAGGAGATGAATACATCATTTATCTGACGATTCACTCGAATGAAAGATGTGCACTTGCTGAGGTGCTTCAAACTTGAGGCACCCACATATGTACAGGTGCTGCGTAGTCCACCTAGGATATCTAATACCGTGGCATCAACACTGCCCCTATATGGGACACGAACGGTTCTACCCTCACTGCTTCTATAGCTAGCAACCCCGCCGTGATGCTTGCGCATTGCGGTGTCTGAGCTCATACCATAAAATTCTACAAATTGTTTAACATCATAGACTTTTTTAGATAGATCACCGGGGGAAACAAATTTATTTGTTTCACTTACCTCTTCTACGACTTCGCCTCCTCCTTCATCATGCCCAGCGAGCATGCCTCCCAGCATCACAAAGTCCGCACCAGCACCAAAAGCTTTAGCAACATCACCAGGACATATACATCCACCGTCAGCAATAATATGTCCACCAAGACCGTGAGCCACATCGGCGCATTCAATAATAGCACTAAGTTGTGGGTAGCCCACACCAGTTTGAATACGAGTAGTACAAACGCTACCAGGCCCAATACCAACTTTAACAATATCTGCTCCACGTAAAATTAACTCCTGTGTCATGTCTGCGGTAACAACATTACCCGCAATTATAGTATGCTGAGGGAACGCTTTTCTAACTTCTTCAACAAAATCACCAAAATGTTCTGAATACCCATTAGCAATGTCTATGCAGATGAAATTTATTTCTGGACATGCATTTAAGATACTGCTTAAACGTACTAGATCTTTTTCACTAGTTCCAGTGCTGACAGCAAAGTTGTCAGCACTCGTATTTTCAATTACAGCGGGTAATTTCTCCGCATCGATATTTTTAACCAGGCACGTAAACATTTGATGTTTAGCCAGTGCAGTAGCCATCTCTAGCGTTCCAACACCATCCATGTTGGATGCCATGATAGGAACACCTTTCCACTCCAAACCACTGTGTCTGAAATTATAGGTGCGTATTAGATCAACTTCTTTTCTGCTTGACAGGGTACTTCTTTTAGGACGAATTAGGACATCTTTGAAATCAAGTTTAATATCTTCTTCAATTCGCATGTATTGTCCTCACATGTTATTTTATATTCATATGTAATAATAACACGCGTGGGTTGTGTTGTAAACTGCGATTTAGAAATAATCAGAGAACCACTGTTGCCATGTTCCAGGGAATTTGGATGGTTGGTAGAACCAACGGGATCCATTGGTTTCACTTATGGAGACATTCAGCTTTATTTGATAGAGGTCACCTACCAAAAGTGGTGATATTACTGTAATAAAGTGCGGGCCAGCTGGGAAAAGAACAAGCGTACCTCTCTGTGGCATGAGGCTGAAATTATATGCAGGAAATTCTAACTTTCCACCGAAGACTTCGAAACGTGGATCGATTGGAACCTGTTGGTTGAAGTCCTTTAACCAAACAAAACCGACAAGATCAACATCCTTGTGCATTACCCATTTTTTACGCACATATTTGGAATTTTCACAGCCAGGCGCCTCTGCAGGTTCCTTAGCATTTTCAGGATAGTACTGAAACAGTGGCTTGTGAAGACCTTTGTACGCGCACGAATAGGTTGATTCAATATTAGGAATGAGGGGTCTAAAATTCTCTATGAGAGACTGTTCCCAGAAAAGATGGTGCCTTTCAAGTTTCTTAGGATTACCATCCGCGTCACGATCTGGTTCTAGAACCTTGGTGTCCTCTATAATTTTTTCACAAGTAAGGGGTGAAATAAAATCCTGCACCACAATAAAAGGGCTTACCATATAGGCCTCTCAAGATAGATTATCTTAGTTTAATAGAATTCTTAGTATTTATTTGGGAATTCAGTGTGTTTTCTACCAACGCTATATCCTTGCTTATATCACTTATATCTTTAGACAGCTCCTTGTGATAGCTTCTGAACTCAGGCACCGCAGCTCTCGCAAATTCATCGATCTTATCCAGCTGAGAGGTAATCTTTGAGAGAATATCTTGAACCTGATGAAGAGTCGTTTTTAGATTAGAGGTAACTGTATCTCCTTCAGACTCCTGATGTTTGAGCTCATCTTTAATCACATCAATATCACGGGCTAGCTGATCTGCTAGATCTTGAAGATCTCTCTTTAGCATTAAAATTTCAGTGGCGTTTGAACGCATCGCATCCAAATTAGACATTGAGTGATGCTTCAGTTCATCTAATTTTTCCACAAGCGCGTCAAAGGCCTGCTTGTGATCTTCTTTTGTTGGTACGTCATCTAATTTTTCACTAAATTCTTTTATATGCATATCCATACCACCGGAGAACAGCCCACCACCATTGGCAATCATCATCTTTAAAGCCAGACGCATTACAACAAATACGATCCCCATGATCACTATAGATACGAATACGAATTCAACAGGAGAGACCGTAGAATATAGATCCTTTAATAATTTTAGGATTAAATCCATGGAACTTCACTCACTTTCTAAATAGGTTAGAAGATTTTCGAGACTAGACCGCTTCTAATTCTGATGAGTGTTCTGGTACAATGATTATATTATGATCGGCCATGTACTGCTGAACTTGTTCAACAATATCAACGTTGCCATAATTTTTTAGTATGAAAATGCGTTTTTCGGTTAATTTATAAAAATAGTCAGCTCTGCTTAGCAGTGGCACCATACCCCATCCGTGTGAATTAATGGTGTGGCAAAAGTCTGAGCATGAAAGAAATTCTGGAGTCTGTTTTGTTATAACGTTATTGTTAAATTCGTGCATGCACGCCAGCAAATGCTGTAGATAATTTGAAATCTGACTAACAACACGTTCATATGCTCTGTTAGGATTATTTTTTAGAGCCGCATTAAATTCTGCAAGCAATGCCGCTAAGGCGTACTCATGAATCAGCTTTGAGTATGCTGAAACTTGTGGAGTGAATATGTCTATATTATGATCTACAATTTTTTCTGTTTCTTCTAGTGTTTCTTTGAATGATTCAAGAATAGACTTTCTAAGCTCACTGGACAGTCTTTTATTATCTGCAGCTATGAAAATTTTCTCTATTGAAAGTATCCAGTGCGAAAATTTATCAAATTCTAACAGCACTATCTCTTTTGCTGATTCATCAAATTTTAATTCTTTTCTTGATAGCTGAACAAATGTTTCAGCCTGTGCTGCTTTAAACTGAGATATGGCAGTAGCGGACGCTATTCTAAAAACAAGATTATTTTTATGATAGCCTGGCATGTTAAGCTCCACTAACCGGAATGACGTCAGCTCCTATGTGCAGACATTCTTCATCTTGCTCAGAAGGGCAAGGTACAAGGGTTAGTAGCATATTAACAGCTTCATCGAAGCCGGGAAGAATTACTGCACAGCAGATTGTATTTGGACCTACTGCGTGGTTAGGATTACAGATTCCTGGTTGCTGTACAGCTAATGGTCTGACTTTAGGGTGTCTGTAAATAAAATCGCCATATGAGAATGTAATGTTCTCGGGCTCTGTGAAAATTTTCTTAACGTACAGACATGAATTTTCCAGACTCGCGTCGATTAGGCAGGGAATATCATTAACAGAGCTGATGCTTAATATCTTAGCATTCAACATTTGAGGAGCTGGGGTGTCCATTAGCTCACATGACTGATCACATGCAGAGTGATCATGAGAATCAGGAACAACAACAACGGCATCCAAAGGAACTGGTTCTGACATTTCACATGAGTCGGCGGTTTCGGGAACATCATTTGCTGAGTTCAAACCAGTGGCCGATTTCTTGGCTACCATGGTGATAACATCACCATCAGTATTTTTATATTGAAGTGCAATTCCACGTGACACTAGCATTTCATGCAGAGCGAATTCAAATTCTTTGCCAGCTTCTTCAAATTGTGCCGTTAATACTATGGTAATCACTATAGCTTCCTTTTCTTATATTGATATACAAACTGTAGATCAACTACAAACTACCTTTCTTATTTACTTGATTGTTCTGATTTTTTAAGCAAAGCGGCAACTTGATTGTTCTTCTTGTTAAATTGCAGAACCATGTCCAAATTATTGTTATCCAGGAATGCACATACGAAGTTCTCAATTTCTTCTTGCTTGATGTTAGTCTTGTGGCGATGCTTGATCCAAAACTGTAATTCTGCTGCCAGCGCTCTAGTATTTTCTGATGAAGCCATTGTTATTCCTTATTATTGATTCAAAAAGGTAGCGTAAAACTGAGAAACTCTGCCCTTCAGTTGCTGCTCAAAATCTTTTAGATTGATTCTAAACTCTTGTGGAAAAGATTTAGCTGATACCATTATAATCACTCCACGAGAAATATCCGTTCCATACATTTCATTGAACATGATACCATATGCGGTGAGCTGTAAGTAATAATCCTGAATGTCTTTAGACTTTTTAAGTTTAGATGATGTTTTGAAATCTATAATAGCAGGCATTCCTCTATGGATTCCAATACAATCACATCGCCCTGCCACTCCTAGTTCATGGGAATAGAGTGCGGCCTCCTGAGCCCATACTTCATCTATGTAAGAGAGCTGAGCTTTTATGGCATTGAATGACATAATTTGATCTCTAGAATAGTGGCCACTGTCCGCAGCAGACTTGTCTCCATTCAAGTATTTTTCAATAATTTCATGAACTTCTGTGCCATTAGTAGCTGCCTCTAGGCCAATTCTATCAGCCTCAGCGTGCCCAATTGAATCTCTCCATGACTCGAGAGATTTTTTCTTTTCTTCAGGCACTGTGCTGCCAAGCACAGTGGTGATGGATGGATAATAGACCCCGTCGGAGACATTATACAGTCTCATTCCATGTGCGCTAATCGTGGATATATCTCGTAAAATATACTTCATGTGATGAAATTTTTAGTGCATATGATTATGATTATAATACAACATAGGATCCACTAGGGATCCTATTTTTTAGTCTATGAGTTTTAACTTTAATTTTGCCACTTCATCTGCTGGTAGATGCGCTAAAACCTGCGCATTTTCCCTGATCTCGTAACTTCCATCATGCATCCTGTGGAATGCGAACCTCTTACCAGATTTATTTAGCACGGAGCAATCATGGTCAAGGTGAATGGCATGAAACAATTTTTGAGCTTCATCTTCATGCAGCTTGAGCGCCACATCATTTCCAAGATTTACTGTGACAAATTTTACATCAGACGCAGCCGCCACAGAAGATTCTTGCACCCCGACTTTTGCTAGACTCAACTTTGAATTCAATTGGGTCATGAGTCTCATTAGCTGTGAATTTGCGGAGATCCTTGTGAGCGCTCTGTGACTGTTTGGCATAATGAGCTGTGCTGCTATGGATTTTTGTTTATTTGGGTCAAGTCCAATGTGACTCATGAGAGTTATGATTTGGCTCATGGCTTCCTCAACTCTTGCATCTGTTCCACGTGGAACATTAACGATTTCTTCATCCTGTTCTGTTATCTTTCCAAGTTGATCAGGAGTTGGAGGTTCCATCAAATGACTGGTTTTACCACCCACACCTAAAATACTGGCGATACCATTCAGCGCTCTCCGTACACTCATATCTGTCAGA